TCACGTAATTTAATTCTTCTAAAGAAGTTTTTAACTACGATGTAATCTTCTGTAGATAATCTATCTTTAAGAAAAGATTGATATTGTAATTCTGGAAGTTCTCTAAAATATCCCATATTAGTAACCTACCGATTCTGGTAATTGATCTGTATCGTTTGTATTTGGTTCTCCATTATAAGGGAGATAATAATCTTGGTTGTAAATCGGTTCCAACTCTTTAAATGTTAGATCCATAATCATAGAAGTTGGAGAACCATCCTGATATGTGGAGTATGTATTTTCTCCAGTATATTTCATACTCATATCAGTGAGAGCACATGTTTTAAAATAATTTAAATATGGATGCGGGTCTTTTTTATGCATATATTGTAACTCAAATACGTTTGGTGTTTGTAAAAAGTGTCCCGATTTACCTTCACTGGGTGTTAATCCAGATTCATTTAAATTACCAATTTTTGGTGCCATCTTTTTTTTCAATCTCCTAATAATTCGTCTAACTTCTTCACTTTCTGCGCGACTTCTAGGTGTAAATTTAAAGGAAAATCTAAATGTTCTTAAACTTACACCGTTAAATAAGAGTTCTTTGTTTGGATTTAAAATACCTCCAGTTTCTCTTGCAAGTAAAGATTGGAATGATACATTCGAAACACCAGCTAAATTTGCTGCTTGTGCCTTAAGACCATCCAATATTCTTCTTCTCAATGTTGGACTGAGATCACCCATTTCATTTCCTATCTTATTAGTAAACTCTTTCATATCTGTCTCACCTGTAAGAAGTTTAGGCAACTGGTTTATAGCCGTACCAGAAATACCTGCCAGACCAGCACTTAATGCATCTAAACTATTATCTCCAAAACTTACAGAGTTACCATCTTGAATATTTGATGGTATAGGTAAAAATATAAGTTCTTGATGTAGTTTCATTTTACGATTTTGGATCGTAACAACATCGTTTTTGGTTCGTGAGGTTGCTCCAATAGTTTCTGTAAAATCACCAAAGTCAACATTAGCTCCAGAGAATATACCACCAGTCAAATCATTTGGAAACTCTCCTTGACTTCTTATAAAATTATTTTGTGCTCCTCTCACAGGTTTATATGCTATAGATTTTATTAAAAGATAATCAGTCTCTTCTACGTTCAGATCAATTGGATAATATAAATCTACAAGTTCACTTTGAGATTTTTGCGATACTTTATTAGTTTCTGGAGGAACTGGAGATCTTTCTTCTTTGTCTACATCTTCAGGTTTTTGACTTAGAGGTTCACCATCTTCGACTGGTGGTCTTTCGCCATCAGGAGGAGGAGGAGATTTTTTAAAACCGATTGAACTATTAATATCACTCGCAGGTAGTGTCGGTGTGTCTGAAAAATCATTAGGATCAGTCAATGCTTTTCGCGAATCTTGCTTAATTGCACTAATTCTATGATTTTCTAAAGATTCAAATACATCACTTGATTTTCCATTTTCGTATATAGAAAGTTCATTGTGTACACGATCCCAATTTTTAATATTTCTAGGTTCAAATCCTGCTACGGATGTATTAGATTCGAACCATTTGCTGTTAAATACAACTTCAGTTTTTCCTTCTTCTCCATTAAATATTTCTGATATTACAACATATTTTTTGCCATCTTTTTCAAATGCAAGAGGTTTACCTCCAGGACTTGTTGTATTCGAATCTTTTAATTTTTGCCATTCTGAAACTCCTGCCTTGTCTTCTTGACTGTAAAGAGCAATACCGGGAGGATAATCTCTTTCTATTTCTTGTAAAATATAACTACGAGAAGAAGAGTTGGGTTGTAAATTTAAATATTTTTTCTTTTCTTTGTCAAGATCATATGTCCATTCAAAATCTAAAAAGACATTTTCATTATTCAATAACTTTTTTAAAGACCCACCACTTTTTACTACTGTTCTTTCCGACATTATACACAGTTTTTTATTTATTTAGACTCCAATCCCACGAATTTTCTTATATGGCAAAGTCTCCAAGTCTCTAATCTCTTCATCACTTACGAGATATACAGGTCCGATGATTTCATTTCTGGTGTATTGTCTAACATCTCCCCAGTGCAAATTGATTCCACGAAATCCCCAAGAAAAAATGCCAGTTACATAAACTAGAGGATGTTCATCATAAACGATGTTAGGAGTTTTTGCATCATATAAAAAAGTACAATAATTATCAATACTAGGAGATACAACTCCGGTAGAATTTACGAGTTCGATAATTTTGCCAAATAATATATCAGGATCTTCTATTCCAACTAATTCATCCATTGCCTGACGTAGGCGATTATTCTTTGTATCTGAAGGATACTCCATTACTTGATACCGAGTTCGTTTTCTGTTAAGACTTTAAATTCCCATTTTCTATCTTTACAAAATTCTTCTGCTGCTCTCCATTTTGCTTGATTTTTTGCATACTCATATGCTTCGTAAATATATCCTTTTGTTCTTCTTTTTGGTTGTTTGGGAGGAGTAGTTTGTTTTTTTGGTTTTATTTCAATCAACATTTTTTTAATTTGTCCTGTTGATTCTTTTACTTTAATATAAAAATCTGGGAAGTATCTATGAATTCTATTATCAACTGGAGATCGATAAGGAAGAGCAATTTCTTCACTTCCCCACTCTAAAATATTTTGATTTCTATCACAATAGACCATAAATTTACGTTCCCATAGAGAACGATAAATTATATTTGTTGGATCACCTTTATACTTTTTTGGATATGAAGGACTGTATTTTCCTTTATATGACATCTAAATAATTAATTATAAAGTAATATAAAAATATTTAGATGGCAAAACAGAAAGGTCTTACTAAAGAATCACTTTCACTGGATATGGCTAAGATGAAGATCTTGGGTAATCTTAGTATGTCTAATTATTATTATGTTGAAATAGGTCCACCACCTGAATTGGGTGATGAGAATAGTCAGACAGCAGGTGGTTTTTTTACTTCTCAGGGACAACTTGATGCATATGAATTTGCTAAAAGAGATATGAGATTATTATGTTCTGAGGCAGTTCTTCCCGCATCTGCATATGCAACTGCAGAAGTAAAGGATAATTATATGGGAGTTACTCAGCAGTTTGCTCATACTAGAATGTATACAGATATTGATCTCACTTTTTATATTGATAAAAGTTATAAAGCAAATATGTTTTTCGAAACCTGGATGGATTATATTGGCGGGGCCAGTCCACTTGCAATGGATGAAATGAGACCAGATTATTTTAGAAGAATGAATTATCCAGATAATTATAAAACGAACAACATAGCAATTTATAAATTTGAAAAAGATTTAGATCAAGAAGAAAATATGAGACTTAGATATCAATTAAAGAATGCTTTTCCGAAAGCATTATCTAGTACTACAGTCAGTTATGGTCCTGCAGAATTATTAAGAGTAACTGTAACTTTGGGATATGATTATTATAGTGTTACTAAAGATAAACCTGGAGGAACTGAAGAATCTTTTAGGGACGCTTTTAAGGACCAACTTAATCTTGAAGAATCTACGAATACTAGAACTGTTTTAGGTCCTGCTGTAGGAACTCAATTAGGAACTCCTACATAAAAACTACTAATAAATAATCACAACTGAAGTTATAATGGGTTATTATGCCTTTACCAAAGATTAGTACTCCAACATATGAGTTGGAAATTCCATCTACGAAAAAGAAAATTAAGTATAGACCATTTTTAGTTAAGGAAGAAAAAATATTATTAATGGCACTTGAATCTGAAGATATGAAGCAGATTACAAATGCTGTTGTTGATATTTTAAATAACTGTATTATTACTCGTGGCGTGAAAGTATCAGAATTAGCAACTTTTGATATTGAATATCTTTTCTTGAATGTAAGATCAAAGTCTGTTGGAGAAAAAATTGAAGTTAATGTAACTTGTCCAGATGACAATGAAACAAAAGTTACATTAGAAATTGATATTGACAGTATCAAAGTTCAAAAGGATAAAAAGCATTCCGATACTATTAAATTGGACGATTCTTTATCACTGAAGTTTAAATATCCTGCATTAGATCAATTTGTTGAAAATAATTTTGAATATGCCGAAGATGATGCAAATGTTGATAAGTCTTTGGATATGATCGTTTCTTGTATTGAAATGATTTATAGTGAAGAAGAATCGTGGATGGCATCAGATTCTACAACAAAAGAATTGAAGGAATTTGTTGAACAAATGAATACCAAACAATTCCAAGATATTGAGACATTCTTTTCCACAATGCCAAAACTTTCTCATACTGTAAAAGTAAAGAATCCTAATACAGGAGTTAATAATACAATTACTCTGGAGGGTCTGGCAAGTTTTTTCAGTTGAGTATGGCTCATAACTCTTTAGAGTCATACTACGAAACTAACTTTGCCTTAATGCAACACCATAAATATTCATTAACTGAACTTGAAAATATGCTTCCATGGGAAAGGGAAGTATACATTGCATTACTTCAAAATTACCTTGAAGATCAACGTTTAAAGCAGCAGCAATCTGGTGGAATATAACCAATCTTTTCTAGCGCCATCAATACCAAAACCTAAACTGAGTAAGAGTACGATCTCTTCCTCGGTTCTAAGGAGTAGTGATTCTGTAGCAAAAGCATTATCGACACAAAAACCACAATTAAAAACTTCAACCTTTAATTTTTCTAGAAAAAAAGAAACTGAGCAGAATGTAATAAAAACTCCACAATTAAGTGTTGATGCCGAACTGATTTCATCATCCTTAGTTGAAACAAATAGAATATTAGTTGAGATTCAAAAGCAATTATCATTAGATTTTGCTAATAGAATCGCAGAACAGAAAAATCTTTTAAAAACTGCAAAACTCCAAAGAGAAAAACAAAGTAGAGCAAGAAAAGAATTTTCTCTAGAGAAATTTGGCGGTGTTGCTAAAAAAATTACGGGTCTTTTTGCTCCTATAACAAAACCTGTTAAATCGATATTTGATAAGTTAAAAGAATTTCTTGGAATTATTGTAACTGGTGTTATTTTAAATAAAGCATTTGATTGGTTATCAAAGGAAGAAAATAGAGAAAAACTATTAAATATATTTAATTTCTTAACTAAGAACTGGAAAATTCTTGCTGGTCTTTTTATTGGTGCTAAGGTAATAGGTGGTCTTATAAAGATTGTTGGTTTTATAAGAAGAATAAAAAAAGCATTAGGATTTTTAGGTAAAGGTTTAGGTTTCCGTGGAGGAAGAAGGGGAGGAACGACAACAACCACAACAGAAACTCAAAGACGTGGAGGTCTTCTTAAAGATTCTACGGGAAGAAGAAGGGGATTTAAAACAGAAACCACAGGAACACTTCAACAAAGAAGAGATCAATATGGTAGAGCAACAGGACTAACTGAAGTTTATAAGACAACTAAAAATCCTATAGCAAAAGCACTTCAACGTTCTGATATTGCGATACAAAAAATTGGACGAAATATGATGAAGGCAATAGGAATGGGTCCTGGAGCAAAGGGTCTTTCCAAATTTTTAAGACCTCTTTTCAAGAGGATACCAGTATTTGGACCACTCATCGACTTCGCAGTTTCATTAGCACTAGGAGAACCAGTAGGTAGAGCAGCTGCCAAATCAGTTGGTGCTGCTGTTGGAGGCACTTTAGGGTCATTCCTTTTCCCTGGGGCAGGAACAATTCTTGGTGGTGTTGTGGGTGATCTTCTTGGTGGATCAGTTTATGATATGTTAGTTAAACCTGAGGAACAACCTCCAAAAATGGCAAAGGGTGGAATGATTGGAGGAAAACCACACTCTCAGGGTGGAACTAAAATTGAAGCAGAAAGGGGAGAATATATTATTGATAAATTTAACACGCAAAGATATCTTCCTGTTCTTACCAGTATAAAATATCAAGGAGGAAGTTCATGGGATGCGTTTACTGATGCTGTAGAACTTCAAGAGAGTTTAATTTCACAACAATTTAGTACTGAAAATAAATTTACAGAGTCTCTAAATTCTCTGAAAGAGTTTTACGAGGAAAAGGAAAGAAAACTACGTTTAGAAGATCCAGAAAAAGTGCCGCCATCAGTCAACAAAAATGGTGGTGGTAGTGATAACTTCCATAGACCTATCCCATCTTTACATGAACCCAAAAAGAGGAAAACTCCAAAGATTACTACTATTCCAATGCCAACTAGAAATTTAGAAAAAACTAGTAAGTATGGAAAACATGGTAGAATGAATTTTATGGAACTTCCACCAGTAATTATGAATGGTGGATCTAATGTTCCAGAGATTCCAACATTCAAATCAAAAGAGGAATCTTTATCTTTACCAGAGATTTCATCTTTTGATCACTCCAATGATTATTTGAATACTTCGATTTCTTATTATAATATTGAAGGAATCAATTTTGGAGGGGAATGATAAATGGAAAGACTTAAAAATCAAACAAATAATTTAAAGTTAAATGTATCAAATATAAACAGTTATTTGATAAATTCAAATAAACAACTGAAAACTTTAAAATTAAAGAATAGAAATTTTACTAGAAGAGAAGTTCAGAAACAATCTAGGATTCAAAGAGAAAGAAAACTTGAAAGTCCATTAAAAGGTATTACCGGAGTTTTTAGTAATATTGCATCTAAAGCAAAAACTCCATTTAGAAGTATTTTTGACAAATTATTTGAATTTTTTACAATAATAGCAACAGGAGTTATTATTAATAAATTGCCGCAAATTATATCTGCGGTTTCTGATTTTTTCAAAAATAATAAATGGATATTTGATGGTCTTTCTTTTGTATTCAATGCAATTGGGAATGGAATAAACGGAGTTATTAATTTAGTTAATTTTCTAACGCAACCAAAGAAAAAAGAAATAGAAGAAAACTTAAATGATATTGATAGACAATTTGATAATATTAATCGAGAATTAGATGTAGATCTTTCTAATCTACCTTCACAACCAATACCCGAAGGTGATGAGCAAACTACTAGAAGAGCAGATGATCCAAATATAATGTCCGATGGTTCTGTTATAAGAATTGGTGATATGGTTGGTGGACCTGATTTTGCTCCTCCAGAACCAACAAAATTAAAACCACTAAAAAAATATGCAAAAGGTGGATTAGTAGGAGGTAAAAAAAGTACTGATGTTTCTAGTAGAATAGCAGAAAAGCAGGCTTTAAAAAGATCTGATTATTTTACTAGGTATGCTAGCACTGTTAGATCTAACAATACAGTATTTGGACTGAGTAGAAAAAATAAAGAAAAGTTTGGAGATACTGTGGATTCTATCATAAGATTTGAAAGATATCTTATGATGGATAAAGAAAAGAAACCTAATGTAAAAATAGGTCCTACTACTACTTTTAAGGACTATTCAAAAAAATCAAATAATATTTTAGATGCAACTGGAGAACCTGGAGTTGATTTTACACCAGATGGTCCAAACAACCGAGCAGTTTTTTCTGGAGATGTTGTTGAGATTGGACACCAGTATAATCCAAACACAATTGGTGGTGATGGTAGGCAAGGGGCTGGATATGGAAATTATGTTGTGGTGAGAAGTATTGATCCAAAAACCCAACAAAAATTTGATGGACTCTATGCACATTTTCCAGATGATGGAATTAAAGTTTCTGTGGGAAGTATGGTTAAAAAAGGTGATATTCTTGGAAGAATGGCAACTGCCGATGAATATGCTAATCCACTTACAAGACCAAGAGTTGGTAGTGGAACTGGAGCACATACAAGTTTAGATTTTTTTGAACCTGGTTCGTCTACACGTTATGGGAATTGGGAAAACTTAGTTCCACTCATTGATACTTTTGGAGATCCTAGAGGTCCCAGTCCTAGTGGAGGAATGAATATTCATGATTTCAATAGAAAGAGATCGATGATACCTATATCATTAAATAGAAATATAGAAGAGGATATTTACTCCGAATCAGAAACAATTGCATTGCAGAGAGTTTATATAATCAAAAATAATACTATTCCAATGCCAATACCTTTAGCATAAAATGTCAGTATCTATTTTACCCGCACAGAGAAAAATATCAGTAAATGGAGTTCCATTTGATGGAAACGTAACAACTTTCAATTATTATGAAAGTCTTTTATCTCCATTTACTACAGCGTCATTTACATATTTGGATACTGGAAATAGTGCAACATCTTCAGGAGATCCCCAGAAAAGAGTTGGAACTATACGAGATTCTTCGTACATGAGAGGTAATGAGGCAGTTAAATTTAAATTTGAAAATAGTCTAGGAATTTTAGATTTTTATTCTGAAAGTTATATGAAAGTTGATAGTTCATCTTTACTATCACAAACTTCTACGACAGAAATAGGTCAGGTGAGATTAGTTTCTCAAACTCGCGAAAGAAATTTTCAAAATAATGTATATGAAAAATTTAGTGGACAAGTAGCAGATTCTGTTAAAAAAATTCTCGAAGAAAAACTTGGATACGAATCATCAAATTTTCAAATTGAAAGAGCATCAATACCATATGGATTTACTGGTTCAAATAGAACTCCTTATGAGGTATTGTTGCATTTAGCATCATTATCAACTCCAGAAGGAGGCGATCCAGGTTATTTTGCATATGAAACAAAAAGTGGATTTCACTTCAAATCGATGGATTATTTAATGTATAACCAACCTCCAGTGAATCAAGGAAGTCCATACTTTTATAATGGAGTTTTTCAATCTGATATTGAAGGAGATGCAAATGCGTTTAAGATTCTTTCTTCTCCAACATATCGAGATCTTAATGTTTCAAAAATGTTTAAATCTGGATTTCATGCAGAGTTTAGATTCATGTATGAAGACCAACAAAAAACTTTTGTTAGAAATTACATTTTAACAGAAAAAGGAAAATTTGAGAGTATTTCATATCCACCATATAAACCAACTCGTAGATATACAATGGTCATACCTAGAGGAATGACTGATACAAAGGTAACAAAAAAAACTAATAACGATCCTGTAGATTTTCTTGCACGATCTGTGATGAGATATAATATTTTAATGTCTCAGGCAATAAATATTTTGATACCATGTAATCCAAATTTAGAAGCAGGTAACGTAATATTATGCAAATTTGAAAAAGTTACTCAAGATTCAAAACAATTGGGTGGATTCAATACTGGAAGATATTTAATTCTAGGATTGTGTCATCATTTTTCTGCTACTGAATCTTATACTTCACTTACTATCGTGAGAGATAATTACGGAAATGCTAGTTTAGGATAATTATGAAATTCAATCCCGTTGGTTATTGGGAAGGTCAAATAGCACCTAATCAAACAGATAATGATACCGATATAAATGGTCATGGATTTCGTTACAAGGTTAGAATATTATTTTCTACTCTTCCAAATGGAAAAGGTGTTGACTCGGTAGATGCAACAATTAAAAACAATGATCTAAAATTTGCTTCAGTTGTACTGCCACCAACTCATGGAAGTGGTAATAGATTAACATGCGGTCTTCGTGGTGGAGAATTTGTTTGTGGACATTTTTTAGACACTGAAGGTCAATATCCTAGAATTACAGGAATTATCCCAAGATCTGTAAATGAATCAAATCTCACTGCACAACAGGCAGAATCTCAAGAAACAACATATGGAACTCTTTTAAAAACTGATACTCAAAAGAGATCAACTAGTTCACCAACTGCGAGACCTTCAGGTCCATCTCCAGATGGTGATGGTTCAGTTGCACAGACAGGAATGACTAAAAATGAGGCACTGAGGTTAGTTCCTAATGCACGCCATGGTCCACGAATGGTATAGTGTTCTAATAAATAAGAAAATACAGAGGTATATAATTATATAAATGGCAAATCCCTTTACTGATTTATCTCCAGAAGAAATAAGTGTTAAGCTGCAAGAAAACGGCAATCTTATTCGTAGTTTCAACAATAAGATTGCTGATGCAGTTGCTTCTGGTGATAATAGTAAAATTTTAGATCTTAGAGAAGCACTTAATGAATTAGAAACAGAAAAGTTTCAACTTGAAGAATCACTATCTTCTTTTGCACAAAAATGCACTTCTAGAGATTCTGATCTTTCATGGATGAAAGAAAACATTGATCCATGCAAAACATATATTAATAGTGAAGCATATGCATATTGGAAAACTGTTATTGAAAAGGAATTTACATTAGATCCTTGCGGAAAATCAACAGTTGCTGGAATTAGTAAAGCAATCCAAGAAGTTTTTGCTCGCTTAAAGGAAGCTAAAAAGTTTTATAACGAATTTGTAGATCCTGCATTAAACGCTGCTTCTGGATTGGCAAGTACGATATCAAATGCCGTCGAATTAATTTCCGGTATTATGAGAATCTTGATTCAGAGAGCAAGAGATTTCTTTATTGGAATTATTAGAGAGCAGTTAGAAACATTTTTTGAAGAAACTTTACCAGAACTCGCATCTAATATTAAAAATGTTGCACTTAAGCAAATTATCGATACACTGTTCTGTAGAATTGGTGATGTAATTAAAGGTTTAGGAAAGTTAGTTGGAGATTTTCTATTTGCTCTGATTGGAAATATAGTTAAATTTCCTTTCTGTGCTGCAGAACAATTTGCAAATGCTCTAATTAATAACATTGCAAATAGAATTGATAAAGCACTTGAACCAATATTAGAAGGTATAATGAGTGCTATTGGTGGCATTTCGAAAGTTGCCACTAGCATCATGAGTGCCATAGATGTTATTCTTGGTTTTGAGAATTTCCTTTGCTCAAAAGGACCAGAGTGTCCAGAAATTAAAACAAGAAAAGCAATATGGTGGGGTGGACCTCAGCAAGAGGCAGCAGATAGATTCCAAAATTTCTTAAATGGTTTAAATCTCAGTGATGGGGAGACTTCGGATCTTCTGAATAGATTTGACAAATGGGTTGGTGATTTTCCATTATTCGGAACCAATTTTAATGAGTTTGATGGAAATCTAGGAGATTTTCCAGAATTAGCAGAATGCTCAGATCTTTTGGGTGGCAGATGTGGACCACCAAAAGTTCAGATATTTGGTGGAGGTGGTTTCGGTGCTGCTGGTGATGTTATTGTGAATAGATTTGGACAAGTTATTGGTGTTAATTTAACCAGTAGGGGTAATGGATACAAGTATCCACCATATGTTGCATTTATTGATGATTGCGGAAATGGATCAAATGCTGATGGATTTGCAAATATTACTGATGATGTATTAGATACTGATATTGATCCTGTTACATTTGGACCTGTTGGAGATCCAGATGGAAATTTACCAAGTGGAGTAGCAAATCCTGGAGGACCTGGTGGAGATATAGATGAAGATGGAAGATGTGTATATTATGGGGAGGTTTATCATGTGTTTAACAATGACATTGATCAGGATTTGGAACTGAATGTAAGTTCTGATTTCTCCGCATTTTCTGGAGGCAAGGCTATGCCCGACAAAACTATAATAACACCAGAACTATCTTCTCTTGCCGAAAATAAAAAACATTATCAAATCAAATTCGATGCTCCATATGATGATGACGATTATGAAGTTATAATCAGAAATGTTGCACAAAGAGCAGCACATGGTGGAAGTGGTGGCGTTTTTGCGCCGATTATGGATGGAGATAAACCAATGATTAAAAATAAAACCAGATTTGGTTTTAGTGTATGGTTTGGAAGAGATGCTGCTAGAAGAATGAGACAGAAACCAGTAGCAGGTCCCGTTGAAGTAAGCACAGCATCGAACACACAGGGAACTTTATTCACTAAAGAAGGGAATGATTATTTCATGTATACTGGAGGATTGCCTGAAGATCAGGGAGGAGAAAGTTTTGATGTTCGATTCATGTTTAATTGGGATGATGATCCTGATAATGCTGGAGTTGCAGTTCGTTCTATCAGGATACCAGGTCTTCCTGGAGGAGATCTTGTTGCAAGTAGAAATGATCAAGTTGAAAGAGGGTCAGAAATATATGTGGCTACTGTTGGACCTGCGAGAAAATATGGACCAATAATTTTTGATACAGATTCTAGAACTCCAGATCCACAAGTTGTTGATGCTGGACCTGCGCCTGATCAAAGACAACAACGAATAAACTTTTTTGATCGAGATGGTAGAGATGCTAATGGACAATTTACTGCACTTAATGTTGTTGATGATAGAGTCCAGAATCAGATTATCAACACAGGTCAACCAATATTGTATGAACCAGAGATTTACTTAGAGTATGCACCAGAAGGAAGTTTCTTTTCAACCTATGTTAGATCATTTGTTGTAGAAACAAGAGGAAATAGTGCAACATGTGTACCTGGACAAGAAGTTTCTACTATTGTGATAAACAATCCTGGAAGCGGTTATTTGCCTGCCGCAGAAGGATTTGTTCC